GTGTAATATCCTTTACAGATAAGATAGCACACGAATGGTTTGCACCAGCTGGTTTAAATCGTGGTGGTTTAACTTCTGTTTTAGAAGCTAAAACACGATTAACTCACGCTGAGAGAGATAAACTGTACGAGGAAAGAATCAATCCAATAGCAACATTCCCAGGTCAAGGTGTAACGGTATTTGGACAGAAGACACTTCAGTCTAAACCTTCAGCACTTGATAGGATTAATGTTCGTAGATTGTTGATTGCATTGAAGAAATTCATCGCATCATCCTCAAGATATTTAGTTTTCGAACAGAACACAACAGCAACAAGGAATCGTTTCTTGAATATTGTTAATCCTTACCTTGAAAGTGTACAGGCCAATAGTGGTTTGAACGCATTTAGAGTAGTGATGGACGATAGCAATAACACACCTGATGTTGTTGATAGAAACCGTCTTGTAGGACAGATATTTATCCAACCTACGAGAACAGCGGAATTTATTGTTCTTGACTTCGTGGTATTACCCACAGGAGCATCGTTCCCAGACTAATTCGAAGAATCGAGATAAAAAGCCTCACATTATGTGGGGTTTTTTATTGCCTAATAAAACTTCTAAAAAACTTCTATAAATTGACTCAATTAGAAATTGATTTTTTTTTAATAGTTTGATATTTATATTTGAAGTACAAAAAGTACAACAATTTTAACAATAGGAGAATTGGAAATGCCAGAGTTAATTGATCCTTCGGAAATAATGTTCACACCGTTTGAACCGAAAACTAAAAACCGGTATGTCATGTATATTGAAGGTTTACCAGCATATTTAATCAAAACTGCAGCAAGACCTCAGTTAACATTTGAAGAAATAGTATTAGACCATATTAATGTAAAGAGATACATTAAGGGTAAAGGTGAGTGGCAACCATTAGCACTTACTTTGTATGATCCTATTGTACCTTCCGCAGCACAAGCATGTATGGAATGGGTGAGATTATCCCACGAATCAGTAACAGGTCGTGATGGATACGCAGATTTTTATAAGAAAGATATTACATTTAATTTATTGGGTCCAGTAGGAGATATTGTTGAAGAATGGACATTAAAAGGTGCGTGGGCACAAGATGTTAACTTCAATGATGTAGATTTTGCAAATGGAACAGATCCAGTAGATATTGAATTAACGTTAAGATACGATTACGCAATCTTACAATTCTAATTAGAATTAAAACGGAGAATAACAATGACTGAATGGCTAGCAGCAAATTGGGAATGGTGCCTTTTGGCTTTCTACACTTTAGAAAAAATAGTAAAATTAACGCCGTCTAAAAAAGACGATATTATTTTTGATGCAGTGTTGAAACCAATATGGGAAGCCGTATCCAAGAAAAAGTAATTAAAAATTTTTAGGTTTTTAAACAGTTTTAAAAATAGTTATAAGTAGGTTATAACTCAATCCAATAGGAGTACACATGGCAGAGAATAAATTCCCTACGGAAGTAGTGGATTTGCCCTCAAAAGGATATTTTTATCCAGAGGACAACCCATTATCTTCAGGGCAAATTGAAATAAAATACATGACTGCCAAAGAAGAAGATATTTTAACTTCACAAAATCTTATTACAAAAGGTATTGTGTTGGATAAATTATTGGAAGCTTTGATAGTTGATAAGAAAATCAATACAAATAGTATGTTGATTGGTGATAAAAATGCATTATTTATCGCTGCAAGGGTTCTTGCATATGGTAAAGAATATACTTTTGATTATATTGATAATTTAGGACAATCTAAAGAACATACTCAAGATTTAACTAAATTAAAAGATAAAAAAATAGATTTTTCTAAACAAGAAAAAGGGAAGAATTTATTTAGTTTTAAACTTCCACAATCAGAAAGAACAATTGAATTCAAATTATTAACGGATGGTGATGAGAGGGATGTTACTACGGAATTAGAAGCTCTTGCTAAAGTAAGTGGTGGAGTTTCCAAAGAGGTAACAACACGATTTAAAAAGATGGTAATTTCAGTAGATGGTAATTCTGAACGAGCATTTGTTAATAACTTTGTAGATAATGAGTTTTTCACACAAGACTCACAAGCTTTTAGAAGTCATTATCAAGAAATAACCCCAGATATAGATATGGAAATTGTTATAGATGATGGTGGAGAGGGGGTAGAAATCACCGTCCCTATGACGGTTCAGTTTTTTTGGCCTTCCCTTAAGTTATAAGTTAGAAATACACAAACAAATATTTGATTTAATGTATTATGGAAAGGGTAGTTTTACCTTTCATGACTTATACTCAATGCCAGTCTATTTACGTAGATGGTATCTTCAAAAACTTTCTTCAACATACGAAGAAGAATCCAAACAATTACAAAAACAACAGCAGTCTACAAAAATGCCAAACTTCAAAAAATAAAGATTAGTGATATTTATTAGTAACCAATCTAAGGTATAAAATTAATATGGCAAAATATAGCTACAAAAATGAAAATGTTTTAAATGAATTTTTAGGAAGGATTTTAAAATCTCTTGCAAGCAAATCAGGTAAAAAGGCAGCCGCTTTATTGAAAGCAGACCCTGAAATGCAAAAATTAATGAAAAAGGGAGATGACCTTACTGATGAAATGAGAAAACTAATTCAGAAAAATAAAAAGAATAATCCTGAGTATGCACGTCAAATGGCTGCTATCAGTAGGAGCATGAAATCATAATAATAGTTTTTGTTTTTATTAATTAATAGTTTATATATATTTTCAATCTAAAATAGAGTAAATCAATGGCCATAAGTTCCGCAAAAGAGTTAGACCACAAACGAGAAATAATAAGAGCCACTAAAGAAATTAAGGCTTTAGAGAAAGACCTTTTAAAGTTAAAGGGAAAGGCTGCAGAAGCTGCTCAAAAGGAAATTAGTGCTTTAAAGGAAATAAGAAAGGGTGAAAGAGAAGTATTAAAAGGTTATCAGGCAGTAACTGAAGAATATAGAGATCAAATAGATTTGGGTATGGTTTTACAGAAGTCTCTGAGGAAAGAAAAGGGGATTGTAGAATCTTTAGAACATAATCAATTCATGTTATTAAAATATGGTAAGTCTAAAGCTAAACTTCATGTAAAAGTAGCTAAGGCTTTATCCCTAGAAGTAGATAATACTGCAACTATACAAGCAAATATAGAAAATATAGGAACTGCAGAATATCAAAATTTAGATTTAACTAAACAGATCCTTAATATGAGAAAACTTCAAGCTCAAACTGGTGATGAACTACTTAATATTACAATCAAAAATTTAGTGAAACAACAAAATTTAAATGAACAATTAAAGAGAATGCATGATATATCTGAAGCAACAGCTGAACAATTTTTAAAACCAGTAAAATATATGCAAGAGTTGGTTGGAAAAATACCTATAATTGGTGGGCTATTATCTAAAATGATTCCTATAGATAAGTGGGAAGATGATATAAAAAAGAAAATTGGCGATAGTGTTAAACGGGCATTTAATATTAAAGAACCAGAGGTGCCATTAGACGAGCATCAAGCGTTATTAGACTATAGAAAGTCGGGGTTAGCTTTTCAAGGAGTATCATTAGACGCATATAAAACAGAACGAGGTATTCAGAGTGATATATCTCACGAAACAGGTGAACAGGCAAAAGGACTTAAAAAGGCAAATGTGAAGATGCTTGCTTTATCTGGGGTAGCTGCATTAGTATTAGGTGCAGTGGTTAAAATGGTAGCGGGAATGTTTAAATTTGCAAATGAAACTGGATTTAGTTATGCTCAAACAGTAAAACTCGGTGGTGCACTTGCAGTAAATGCCGAAGCTGTTAAGGCAATGACAGCTGAATTTGGTAATATAAATGATATAACGGTTGTGCACGCAGCTCAGATGTTACGACTTAGTAAACAATATGGAATTCAAGAAGTACATTCTGCAAAAATATTAAAATTACAAACTGCAACAAGTGGTAAGTCAAAAGAACAATTATTGACTGTTCAAAGAGAAGTTGCCGATATGGCAAGACTTGAAGGTGTATCACCCGCAGCAGTATTTGAATCAATGGCAGCCGATTCTGAAGCATTTGCTAAATTTACAAAAGATAGTGGTAAAAATTTAATGAAAGCGGCTATACAAGCGAAGAAACTTGGTTTAGAAATGAGTGCAATAACTGGAGCAGCAGAAGGATTATTAAATCTTGAAGATTCTCTTACTAAACAGATGGAAGCTTCAGTATTATTAGGTAGAGATATTAATCTTGATAGGGCACGGTCATTAGCACTTGCTGGAGACATTAGTGGAGTACAACAAGAAATAGTTAAAGCGGTTGGTGGTGAGAATGAGTGGAATAGTATGAATCTTATTCAACGTAAAGCATTGGCAGACGCTGTAGGATTACAAGTATCTCAAGTATCTAAAGTGGTTGGAGCACAAAATGCTGTTAATAAATCAACTGAAGAAGGAGCTAAAAAACAATGGGGAGCTGTTGCAGCAGGAGCCGCATTAGGTGCATTATTACTTGGAATTATTATTGCTGCAATTAGTGCGTTTTCTTTAGGTACATTAACCGCACCAGCACTTGGAGCCGCAGCAGCAGGTTTTGCTGGTGGGGCAGTAATTGGTGCAGCTGGTGGAGCGACAGCTGGTGCCATATATAACAAAACCAAAGCAGCAGAACCAAAAAGTATTAGTGGAGCCACAATGAATCCTGGTACGGTGGCTAATGTTAGACGAGGTGAAATGTCTATTCACGCAGGAGAATCTGCAGTTAACACACAAGATTTTAATATGGCACCAATGGTTGAAGAATTAAAGGCAATGAGAAAAGATATGAGAGTAGGTTCAACAGAGAGAGCAGAACAATCAAGACAACAAATTAATACAATTAGAGGAATTGGGGCAGTTCAAGCATAATTATGGCATTAACAAACTTAACATCTAATTTAAATCAATTAAGTACTACTGATTACTTTACAGATGATACTGCTAGAGGATTCACTAAGGATTTTAAACCAGGAACATCTACTAAATTTAAACCGTTTAATTCTAATTTAGGACAATCAGATTATTTTACAGATGATTATGCAAGTGGATTTATTTTAAATATGAAATTCCCAAATACAGGATTTAAATTAAATAAAGTATATCCGTTTGAGAAGACATTTGGAGAAAGAAATTCAAGTTATAACTTTTTTGATTTAGAATTTAAGGTAAATAGAGGATTTAAAAAGAATTTTAAATTAAGAGAATCTCAATATAAAAAAGTACAAGGTAAGAATTTCACCTGGCCTTTAGATTTAAAAAGAGTAGATTATCAAGGTAATAACTTATCACCAATAAGTGATTTTAATAGACAATACCCTAATATGGTGGGTGGATTATCTTCTGTAATGTCTTATCCAGAAAGTAGATTAAGACAAGAGTTTTTACATTCTGATAGTCAGAGATTTCGATATAAAGCACGGTATGAATTTAAAAAAGAGAATCAAATACGATTAGATTCTAATTCAACCAAACATCCACTAATTTTACAATCATTAATGGATGTAAATAGATATGGTTGGGCAAAAAACAGACTTTCTAATGTGGGACACAATACAGATTTTGTTCGTGGTGGGATTGTTACACATTTAGGTACTGCATTAACAGACCAAGTTAGATTAACTAAATTTTTAACAAGTGGTGATGGTCTTTGGTGGTTAGGTAAACAATTTGTATTACAGTATTTACAACCAAGAAAAGAAACTCAATTATATAATCCTCTACATATTAATGCAAGTATAATTCCATTTGCTAATGTTTCAAGATTTCTGAATCTACAAGGAGTAGGTGCAGCAGAAGTAATGGGATTTGCAAAAGATGGTATGGGGTTATATGAGAGAAGTGATGGTTATGATGAAGATATGCGTACTCAACCTAGTGAGCGAGGACTGAGGAATAAATTAGCTAAATATGCAAGAGATAGATTTGATCCACCTAAAAAATTAACACCCATACCAGGGTTAGATATTTCAGTTGACGATGTAAAGGAAAAAACAAAAAAAGAAATTAGAAAAGCTGCAGCAAAAGAAATATTTTCAAAACTTGGTGATGGGATAAGTGAGTTAGCAGGTAAATTTAGGGCAGAATCTAAACCTTCCAATAAAGTAAATTCTCAAGACCATTTGTATGGTGATTCACCAATACACAGAGAAAGATATGATTCAAGAAAATCTACAGATTATAATACATTAGATTATACGAATTTACGAACTGAACAAAAGGGTGGTGGAAATATAGCGTATGAGAAAAGTGTAACTGGCCCAAGAGAATTACAGGATGCTATTGATGGAACAGATTCAGATGCATTAAAAATTGCATCAGCTAATCAAATATCAAGACTTGAAGGTAAATCTAAAGTAAGATCCCTTGGGGATGCATCATCACCATCAAGTGTACATAAAAATGACGTGTTAGGTATGGTTAAACTTGGAAATGATGTATCGGATAAAGTAAATTTACAACCATATGGAAATACACCAGGTGAAGTAGAAGATTTTGTAAAATTTCAATTTTATGATAAAGTTAATAAAAAGTATATCGTGTTTAGGGCTACGGTGAATGGACTTACTGATTCAATCTCTCCAGAGTGGGCTTCGGAAAAATATATCGGTAGAGCCGATTCAGTCCATGTTTATAAGGGAGCAGAAAGATCACTTAGTTTCGGGTTTACAATAGCACCTAAATCAAAACAAGAAATGGTTACTCTTTGGGAAAAATTAAATTATTTAACAGGTTTAACATATCCATCATATAATAATAATAAAATGGTATCTCCTTGGATAGAGTTTACATTTGGTGATATGTATAACAAAGTTCCTGGTATTATTGAAAATTTATCTTATTCAGTCCCAGATAATGCACCATATGAAATAGATAATTTTCAATTACCTAAAGTGATTGAAGCAACTATGGGATTTAAATATATTGGAAACCATTTACAAACAATGCAAGGAAAACATTTTGATTTACCTTGGTTACAGTATTCAGATGGAGAAGAACTTACTACAGTAGATGATAGACCATCTGGTCAAGCATCACCGAAAAGACCAGCATTTGTAAATACAGCTTTAAATGATGCGAATATACTTACTTTACCAGAAGTTAAGTCATAAGTGAGAATGTAAATGCCAAGTTCAAGATACAAATATACAAAAAGAATAAAAAGGGGTAAAAAAACTGTACGTAAACCAACTTTATATCCTAAAATTCCTTTACGTGATGATGATATTTATATATATTCACGAGAAAGTGATAAATTAGAACATATATCGTATCGTTTTTATAATAGTCCTGAATACTGGTGGGTTATAGCAAAAGCAAATAATATTTCTAAAGGTTCTATATTTTTAGAACCTGGAAAACAACTTAGAATACCAAACCCAACTAGTATAACAGAAATTTTAAATTCTATGGAAGAATTAAACTCTTTATATTAGTATGTCATTTGCATTAAAACCAATAGATAAAAGAATACAACGAGTACTTGAAAGAAAATCAAAGATTTTCTCAAGAGAAACTTCTGCTTTGGAAACAGTATCTACAGCAGGCGAAATGTCAGATGAATTAAAAAAAGTACAATCAAGAACTACTTGGATGAGATGGATTTCAGGAAATGAAAATCCTATAGTTATTCTTGGTGGAGTGGCACATTATGATGGAGCTTATAATTTAGCAAAAGGTTTTGATCAAGTATATATTCCACCAAATACATCAATTACATATAATGATGAATGGGGAGATGGTCATGAAGAACGGGCTAGTTGGTTGGCCAATGAAAACTATAGAGAGGGAGATTATCTAAGTAATTATTTTAAACCATTGGCAGGAGTAAAATCTATTTCTACTTCATTTGAAGGTGCAACAAAATCTTTAAGAAAAATTATTGTTAATTGGACGGTATATGATTTAAATGAATTAGAAATATTAACACCACATTTTTTATCTCCTGGTAAATGGACATTGTTAGAAATGGGATGGAATTATGCAG